TGCCTAAGCCTACAATAGATGAGTCTCTGATGAAGACCTATCTTGACGCAGCTCAAGAAGAGTTTTATAAAGAAGTGAAAGAAACAGAGTGGTGGAAGCAGCGCAAAGAGAACCTAGAGCGCGTAAATAAAGAAGAAGAAGAAATGTCGAAGGAAGAACTAGAGTCACAAATCTTTTATGAAGAAGAAGACATGGTAGGTTCGCCTAAGCACTATAACACTGGAAACATTGAATGTATTGAAGCCATTGAAGAGGCTATGTCCAGTGTTGCTTTCAAAGGCTATCTCAAAGGCAACTGCATGAAGTACCTGTGGCGCTATGAGTACAAAGGCAAGCAGGTAGAGGACTTACAGAAAGCTGCATGGTACTTACAGCGTCTGACAACTATGGTGGTGTTTGAGAATGAATAAGAACGAAATTCTGATGGCCAACGCAAGGCAGATTGCTTGTAGCAACCCTTTTGAGAGATTAGCTGAACAATCTGTCAGAAATGGAGAACAAAGATATATGAGAGTTAAAATGTATCCACTTATCGAAAGGTTAGTTGAGGAAGGTATAGAAGCAGGCTGGAGCAGGGCGCACAAGCACACAGACACGCCCTATGGCGATGCCATTAAAGACACAATTCAACGTTATATAATGCAAGGGTTCGATGAAACCTTTGAATTTAATCAAGAGGAAGAATAATGGATCAGTATCAACAGTTTATACACAAGAGCCGCTANGCACGTTGGATTCCAGAGCTTAACAGACGCGAGCGNTGGGACGAGACAGTCAACCGCTATGTAGATTTCTGGAAAGACCGTGGGCAGATAGATGAAAAGACAGGCTTACAGTTGTTTAACGCCATTCACAACTTAGAAGTTATGCCTTCTATGCGTTGTATGATGACAGCAGGGCCAGCGTTAGCTAAAGACAACGTAGCAGGCTTCAACTGTAGCTATTTGCACATTGACTCACCGCGTAGCTTTGACGAGCTAATGTACGTTCTTATGTGCGGCACAGGCGTAGGCTTCAGTGTAGAGCGTAACTTCATCAACAAGCTTCCAGTAATCGCTGAAACCTTCCACCCTACCGACAGCGTTATCGTTGTAGCTGACAGCAAGATTGGTTGGGCTTCTGCCTTCCGTGAGCTGGTTAGTCTGTTATATGCCGGTAAGATTCCAAAGTGGGACATGCACAAGGTCAGAGGCGCTGGCGAACGACTCAAAACATTTGGCGGACGTGCAAGCGGCCCTGAGCCACTAGAAGATTTGTTTAATTTCTGTGTTGGTATCTTCCAGAAGGCCGCAGGACGTAAGCTCACGAGCATTGAGTGTCACGATATATGCTGTAAAATAGCGGACATTGTAGTGGTCGGAGGTGTACGTAGATCAGCACTAATTAGCTTGTCTAACCTGTCAGATCCACGCATGGCTAAAGCAAAGAATGGTAACTGGTGGGACACGGAAGGACAGCGTAGACTAGCCAACAACTCTGTAGCCTACACAGAGAAGCCAGACTTTGAGTCATTCTTAGCAGAGATGCAGAACATGTACGAGTCTAAGGCAGGCGAGCGTGGTATCTTTAGCCGTGTAGCAGCACAGAAGATTGCAGCACGTAACGGACGTAGAGATGCAGAACAGGAATTTGGCACTAACCCTTGCTCTGAGATTATCCTACGAAGCAATCAATTCTGTAACTTATCAGAGATTGTTGTACGTCCTGACGATACTCTTGAGACACTGAAGTCCAAAGCACACATTGCAGCGATTATAGGCACCCTACAAGCCACTCTAACAGACTTTAGGTACCTACGTAGTGCTTGGAAGAGAAACACCGAGGAAGAGGCTCTGCTGGGCGTCAGCATGACAGGCATCATGGATCACTATCTGTTGAGCAAAGGAGCTTCTAAAGATTTAAGCAAGTGGTTGGAGGAAATACGTGATGTGGCTGTGGAAACAAACAAGGAATGGGCTGGTCGTCTTGGGATTAATCAGTCTGCCGCTATTACATGCGTTAAGCCGAGTGGTACTGTTTCCCAGCTTGTTGATAGTGCTTCTGGGATTCACCCTCGCTTCTCTAAGCATTACATTCGACGTGTACGTAGCGACAAGAAAGACCCACTTGCTATATTTATGGAAGACAAAGGATTCCCTGTAGAGCAGGACTTGATGAGTCAAGCGTCAGCAGTGTTTAGCTTTCCTGTTAAGGCACCAGAGACTAGCGTGACAGTTAAGCAAGTAGGAGCTATGGAGCAACTACAGCTTTGGAAGACTTACCAGAATCACTGGTGCGAACATAAGCCAAGTATCACTGTGTACTACACTGATGATGAGTTCTTGCAAGTAGCACAGTGGATATGGGAGAACTTCGATCTCTGTAGTGGTATTAGTCTGTTGCCGTATAGTGACCATGTTTATCAGCAAGCTCCTTATGAGGACATCACTGCTGAGAAGTACGAAGAACTATTAGCAGCTATGCCGGTTGGTGTTGAGTGGGAGGATCTTGAGCAGTATGAGAAGGAGGATAACACTACTGGATCTCAAGAGTTAGCGTGTACTGGTGGTGCTTGTGAGCTAGTTTAACAAAGTGCTAATATGCGTAGCTATACTACGCAAACAGACACAAATGTAAACCAAAGCCCTATAGAGAGATTCTATAGGGCTTTTTTGTTTTANTNTTTTTCTACTTCCACATTTTTCAACAACTCAATTATCACAGCTCTATCTGCTCGTANCTGCTTTATTGTTTCTGGNTTCTTNGCAACTTTTAAAGCGTTTGAAGATGCTATTAACGTCTGCCCAAGAAATCTTTTAAGCTCAGGTGAAACCACACCTCTATAAACACCTCTTCCAGCAATTCCTAGACCAACTCCTCCTATAATTGCCGGGAGCCAGCCAGCCAAAGCAGCGCCAGTAACACCAATGGCTAAAGGAGTAGAGGGCATTTTAACACCAGTTACCCCTGTTGTTGTTTGCCAAAGCCTCCCTAAAGAATTGGTAGCGTCTTTTTTAGCTTTATCTATGACAGGAATCCTTGCTCTGTACAGATTACTTTGTTTTTCTAAGCGAGAAAGAACATTAGCTTTGGGCACTGTTTCAGCAACCTTATTATTTAGAGCAATCCTTACGTCTCTTAGTGCAATAGATAAAGCTGTTTCAACATTGTCCTGATTAGGAAAAGATTGCTTACTAGATTTGTAAGATTTAATATAAGCATCTAGTTCTTTTCTGGTTTTTAAAACTCCCAAAGGAGTCTGTGGATTCTCCGACAATAAAGTTTTTGCCTTAGTAACAACATCGTCAACCATTTGACCAAGCTGGTTAGTAGAAACAAAAGCATCGGTAGCTTTGGTGTTAGCAGCTACGTCATCTAACAGCTTAAAAGATTCTGATAAAGGAATAGCTCGATCAGAAGCCGCAACTTGTCTTTCTAAAATCTTAGCTTCTGTTTCAATAGCCTCGTTAATCAAATCTAAACTTCTTTGATTAGACGCCGATTGCGGTATTTTTAATTCGGCGACTGTTTTTACTATCTTTTCTTCTTGTGCTGTAGGTTTTACAACATTATATTTAAAACCAAACATCGAAGCTTCTTTAGTCTGTTCTGGTACTCCTGTTTTAGGCACTATTAGATCTAAAGCTTTTTGGGTACCTCTATCAGATACTTGTTTTCCAGAAGAATCTATCATTGCCCTACCTGCTCTCTCCACAATAGGAGGTTTGACAGGCCCTACAAAATCAGGATTTGCTTTTGTTTTTATTCCTTTTGGGACAGGTGCTAAAAACAAACCAATATTAACAACACTTTCCAAAGTTAATGCTGATTCTGGGTTTTCTTTTTTCCACGCAGCATAAGACTCAGCGCCGCTTTCAACAGCTTTTAATGCTTCTGTGCTTTTTGGACTGTTTGTCAGAAAATCAACACCAGCTTGCCATCCTTGCTTTACAGGCCCTTTAATAAAATCAGGAGCGATGAAGGAAATACCTTTAGCACCTAAAACAAAAGTTTCCCCTAAAGTATCCCAAACACCGCCAGCAACTTGACCAGCTGATTGAATGTCTGTTAAAAAGCCAAGTTGCTCAGGAGGAGTGTAGACAGGTTTACCATCAGCACCAATCGAGAATCCTCCAGCTTTCTCAGATATTTCCTGCATTGTTTTAGCTCGTTCGCCTAAACGCTGTGTGACACCTGCTCCAAATTCTCCTAAAGCGCTTGACTCTGTTTTTTCTTCATTAATTAGTTCAACTTCTTCTTGAGTTTCCAAATCTTTTTTAAGTTGTTCTTGTATTTTTAAGAATAACTCTGGATCTGTAACCTCAGTTGACGTAGTTAAATCGCGATTAGAAGAAGCAAGACTCTTTTGAACCTTAGCTAAAATGTCAGGATCAGTCACCGCTGTATATGCGTCCATTATTCTTCACCTATGGCAAATACTTTTGAAGAGTCTGCTGGATCAACCATGTATCTAACTCCATTAACAACAGTTGTTTTACCTTTATAAGCAGGCTGTGTCCAATCAATATCTATAGGTTGTCCTAATAAAGCCTTCCTAAAATTATTATAATGCTTTTCGACTTTTTCAAGTTGCTTTTTAAAACCTGCTTCTCCTATTATAGGATCAAGAGCCGTGAGAGCGTTTTGTAGAAGCTGTAATTCTATATTACTTACCTGCCCAAGTGCTCCTCCTGTTTTAGACTCATCACGCATTTTTTGCAATCTGTCAAATGCTAATGTAGACTGAAGTGTTGAAACTTTACCTGCAAGCTCTCTAGCTGATGTCCCAACTCCCAAAGATGCTAAATTATAGAGAATACCAGAACCTGTAGGATCTTCAGCAAGTGTTTTAGCTTCTGCTACGGTAAGCAACACATTATCTACAGCAGATAGATCAGAATATAATTTTTCAATTCTTTGTTTTTCTTGATTAGCAGATTCTTCAGTCGGCTGCGGCTCCCCTCTTTTTCCTGTAGTTTGGTTTTCCAAAACAATGTCACCATTAGATAAAGTTATGGTTTTTATCTCAGGCATTTTAGAAATACCTATAGTACGGAGAATTGTACCAGAAGAGTCTACTTGAACTTTGTTTGTAATTCCTGTCTTAGCATCTACTATATCTTCAATAGTTGTTTTCCCCTTTTCCGGTGCAATCAACTCTAAGCCTTTTTTATACGCTTCTTTGTCGCCTAAGTTTACTTGTTCAGCTAATGATTCATAACCAGCTTTACTCAAAGCTTGCGCCATAGATGAAGATCTTAAATTTGCTTGTTCTTTTTCAGTTACTAACATATCTTGTTGCTGTTTCTCTTTTCGCAACTGCTTAATTTTAGTTGCAGTCTGGGCAGCTCCAGTCAAGTCACCTTGAATCTGCTGAAGTTTAGCAAGTGTTGTTAAGCCATCAACGCTTCCTAAGTCAAGTTTAGACACTGCTTCTTGCATTCTTTCTTGATTAGATGGC